ATAATCTATTCCAAACAGGTACAGCTTGCATTTCGTAAGTCAACTGTTGTTGGAGACATAACTAACTCTGATTATTTCGGTGAGATATCTGGACAAGGCGATACTGTCAGGATTATCAAAGAACCTGAAATCTCAGTAAGTGCATATGCCAGAGGTACTCAGGTTACTGCACAAGACCTTGAAGACGATGACTTTCAGCTTGTTGTTGACAAGGCTAACTACTACGCTTTTAAAATGGATGACATTGAGGAAGCCCACTCTCATGTAAACTTTATGCAACTTGCAACTGACAGAGCTGCATATCGTTTAGCTGACCAGTATGACCAAGAAGTTCTTGGTTATCTTGCAGGTTACAAGCAGTCTTCTTTACACTCTAAAGCTGATACTGTGAATGACCAAGTTAATGGTAGCAAGTCTATCACTAGTGCAGGGTCAGATGAGCTTTTAACTTCAATGAAACTTCGTAAAGATTCATTTGGGCATATTGATACATCTGGTGTAGGAGACCATTCTATTCCTGTGGTTAATCTAACAGGTGGTGCTACTTCTATAGGTACTGCTGCTTGTACACCAATGATGGTTATAAATCGTATGGCTAGACTGTTGAATCAACAGCAAGTGGATACACAAGACAGGTGGCTAGTAGTAGACCCTGTGTTTATGGAACTACTTGGAGATGAAAACTCTAAGCTAATGAACGCTGACTTTGGTGGAGCAGGACAATTGCAAAATGGTCTTGTTCTTAACAACCTTGCAGGATTCAGACTCTATGTCTCAAGCAATCTGCCATCAGTCGGAACTGGTCCGGGTACTTCAGGTACTGCAAACCAGAACTCCAACTACGGAGCGATTGTTGCAGGACATGGCTCTGCGATTGCAACGGCTGAACAACTCAGCAAAACTGAAACATACCGTGACCCTGACTCATTCGCAGACATTGTACGTGGTATGCACCTATACGGCAGAAAGATACTTCGACCAGAAGCTATCGTGACTGCTAAATATAACGCAGGTTAAGGGAGGATAAAACTATGGCTACTTTTGATTTAACTGCAAAAGCCACTGCAGGTGTAGGAGCAGATGTTTTAGCAGTTCCTACTGTCGTTGGACATCCTGTCAAAACAATCGAAGCAATCTTGGATATTGATGCAATGATTGCAGCAGGTGCTACTATAGCAAATGGAGATGTTTTCCAACTGCTTGAAGTTCCTTCTGAGTCTGTTGTTCTTTGTGCAGGTGCTGAAGTTATGAAACAGTTTACTGCTTCATGTACTGCTGACATTGACTTTGCAGGTGGTGATGACATCGTTGACGGTGATTCACTTGCCGTTGCTGCAGGTACATACCTAACAGCAGGTACTAACGGTCAAACTAACATTGTTAGTACAGGTGCTGCAAACTTAATCGGTGAGACTATTCCTGCCGATGGAAATACTGCACCAGTGACTATTACGGCCGCCGACACTATTGATGTAACTATTGCAGGAGCTGCCGCAGCTACTGGAAGGTTACGAGTGTTTGCTGTTATCGCTGACATTTCAGCTGCTCATCGTGAAGCTGCTGTTGCTTCAAGAGACAACGTATAAGTCTATTTAATAAATGGGGAGCAGGGAAACTTGCTCCTCTATCTATATAACAAAGGCATACAATGGCAACAACCTACATTACACTCGTAAATGACCTTCTACGTAGGTTGAATGAAGTTACACTTACTACCTCAGGTGAAGGCTTTTCTACTGCTAAGAACGTACAGGCTATAGCAAAGGATGCTATTAACAATGCCATACGTGAAATATTACAAGATGGTCATCAATTTCCCTTTCTTAAAACTACAACTACACAGACATTGACAGCAGGTACAGGTACGTATGACCTACCTACTGACATGGCTAGTGTTGATTGGGATACTTTTTATTTACAAGCTTTGTCAAGTGCAGGTAATTCTGCTAGTTCTCTTTCTACAATACCGTTTGAAGATTATGTTAGAACATATAAGTCAATAGAAGAGAACTCAGGAACAGGAGCTAGGTCTTCTCCTGATTTAATTTATCAAACATCAGAAGAGAAGTTTGGTGTAACACCTTTACCTGACGCAGCTTATATTGTAGAATATGTGTACTACAAGTTTCCATCTGACCTGTCAGCATTTGATGACGAAATGATTATACCAGACAGATTTAAGTATATAATTATAGATGGTGCTATGGTATACATGATGCGATTTAGGTCTAATGAGCAGTCTGCACAAATACATCAGGCTAAGTTCCAAGAGGGTATCAAAGCTATGCGTAGATTACTACTAGATGACCCACTATCTGTTAGGTCTTCTATGATAAATAGACCTAGATTTACCTCACAAATGTTAAGACTGAGTAGCTAAATGGCTGATTCAGTCTCCACGTTTAGAGCCGTTTGCAGGGGTGGTTTAAATACAGGTGCAGACGTTTTATCTCTCGGTGAAGAGAGTCCCGGTTCAGCAATACAGTTACTGAACTATGAACCAAACCTAGAGGGTGGATATAGAAGACTAACTGGTTTTGCTAATAACTTTGGTACAGTTACAGGAACAGGGTCAGTTTTAGGGGTAGCAGTTGCTAATGGTGTAAATCAAGGAATACTTGCCTGTCGTACACCATCATCAGGCAGTAACTATCTACACCATTGGAATTTTTATTATGAGTTTACAGTAAGTTCTGATTCTGATTTAACCGTTGGAGAAACAATATCAGAAAGAACTAGTTCAGGGGACTCTGCAACTAGCACAGGTGTTACTGGAACACTTATATCAAAAAGTTCTAATACTATTGTTGTTAATTTTGGAAGGCTACCAACAGCAACATTTACAAACGGTAACTCTATATCAGATGACGGTTTTGGTACAAGCACTACAATAACATCTGTACCTGCTGTAAAGGGTTGGACGGAGGTAACATCTGACCTTATAGCTAACGATAGAGATGGGGTTTCTGCTTCTGCTTCTATATCTGCAGGTAATAATGCCGTGATAGGTGGAGCATTAGCTGATAGTGGAGCAGTAAATTTTGTTACAGCTGCATCTGAACAACCTAGACAAGTTACGATATTTGGTGGGAGCAATGAATCAGGTAGAACATTTACAGTTACAGGGACTAGTTCTTTAGACAATGCTATAGTAGAAGCAGTTACAGGTCCAAATAATTCAACTGTTTCATCTTCTCGTTTTTTTAAAACTGTAACAAGTGTTTCTGTTAGTATTCCTGTTCAAGTTATAGTAAAAACAGCAGATAACGAATCAGGTAGAACATTTACAGTTACAGGGACTAATGACGTAGACGAAACAATAGAAGAAGAAATAACAGGTCCTAATGCAAGCACAGCAACAAGTGCTAAATCTTTTAAAACTGTAACTCAAATAGCTGTTGATGCTGCAACAGCAGGTGCAGTAGAAGTAGGTACATCAGCAGATGATAATGGCATATGTGCTTCACAAACTCCTTCAGGAGCAGGTAATTTAACTATTAATGGAGCATTAGCTTCTGGTGGAGCAGTAAGCACTGCAGTAGCCACAGTAGGAGCAATAGAAATAGGTTCAGGCACAGGAGAATTTAGACCTGCTAACCCTACAATGACAGGTGTAAGCAAGGTTAGATTTACTGATTTAAACTTTGGAACACCTAAGGTAATATTAACAGATGGTATAAATCCTGCAGCTATTTTTGACGGTACAACTTACCAACAAATAACAGACTCAAACGCACCAACAGACCCCAAGATAGCGGCAGAGTTTCAGAATCATTTGTTTTTAGCAGGAGACCCTGCACAGCCAAGTAACTTGTTTTTTTCTGCACCAACAGCCGAGACAGACTTTAGTCCTGCAAATGGTGGTGGAGTTATAAACGTAGGGTTTGCAATAGTTGCTATTAAAAAGTTTCGTAACGTATTATTTATATTTGGTAAGAATAATATTAAGAGACTTGTAGGAGACAACTCAGCCAACTTTGTGCTAGAGTCGGTGACATCAAATTTAGGTTGCCTTTCTACTGATAGTGTGATAGAACTAGGGGGAGATTTGTTATTCCTCGCACCTGACGGTATAAGACCTATCGGTGGTACAAACAAGATTGGTGACGTTAATCTTGAAACTTTATCTAAAAACATACAGTCTACTGTAAGAAATGTAATAGCATCAGAAGACTTAGATGCACTATCGTCAGTAATAATAAGAAGTAAATCACAGTTTAGATACATGTTTTCTACTTCTTCCTCACAAGGAATACTAGGGGCATTAAGAGAGTATCAAGGTAATATAGGATTTGAGTTTGCACAGACGTTTGGATTAGAGTGTACATGTGCAGACAGTGGGTACATAGAGCAAGAGGAGTTTGTATTACACGGTGCATCAAGTGGTAAAGTTTTTCAACAGGAGTCAGGTAACGCTTTTGATACAAGTAACATACTGAGTATATTTAAGACTCCGTTTGTTTATATGGGTAACCCTGAACAAAGAAAAACATTTTACAGCACATCAACATATATGAGTGCAGAGGGAAATTTTTCAGTAGCTTTGTCGATAACCTACGACTACGATAACACAGACATATCTACACCAGACAACTTAACTCTATCAACAACAAGTCCCGGAGCATTCTTTGATAGAGGTACAAACGTAGCTGTATTTGACACAACAGATATATTTGATGGTA